AAGTCTTCCAGCTTTGGCGCACTTTCAGTTGTTGGCTGTTGTTTCGGAGCATTGGCTTGCATCTCTGCCAGCTTTCGCTCTGCCTCATCAGCTCGACGTTTTTCCTCACGTTTTTCAAATGCCAGTTTATTTAAAGCTCTTTGTTTCTCATCAATCTCTATTACACTGGAAACTTCAGCGTCGGAGGTAGCTGTGACCTCTGGTGAATCGACTTGCTCAACTTCAGGCTGATCGGTCTTTTGTTCAGCTTCTGACTCTGGTGGCATGTTGTCATCAAGTGCAGCTTCTGGTTCTTTTGCTATATCGTTCATGTGCGCCTCTTAAGCGTTAAGTAGCATCCATAAGGAGGATGTAAGCCTAGTATAGTCAATTATTTGACTGTTGACAATAATTTGACACTATCTTTCATCAATAGGAACTTCATCTTGTATGAGCTCAATAATGCCCTCTTGATTCTTTCTTATTTCATGCTCATCGAGCCCTAAAGGGATGCCCATTTCTTGCTGTTTCGCATAGGCATCAAGCAATGTCTGTAAGCTCTTGATGGTTTCACCCTGAGTTTTAACAAGAGTATTCTTTGTTTCAGCATCTTGCTTTTCAATATCGGATATAAGCTTCTCAGTTTGCATCTCCACATTAGTTCTTAAAGCGACTGCGTTAGGGTCTTCAGGCTGTTCTTGATCTAGCCCCATTTCCTTAATCTCATCTTCAGTAGGCTCAACTAGACCATCTTGAATCATTCCGCGTCTAATGCGTTTGGTCAATTCGTCGTTCTCCAGGATATTAAGATTCTTAGCAATCAAATCTGTAGCTACAGCCTCAAATCTTGGGCTAACTCCGGCCAATTCAATTAACTGACTAGCAGATTCTTGTCTTTGTGTGTTAAATGCAGGGCCAGTCTCTACAATAGTTTCATACTTACCTTTTGAAAGATCGTTGACAATAACTACTTCTTTTGTTTCTTCGTCTAAAATAGGCTGGTTAAAGTCATCAAGTGACTCTTGATTAATTCCGGTTACTTCACTGGTTCCATCAACATTTAATATCCTCACCATTCGAGGCGTGTCGTAAATCTTAGGAAGTAAATCTATAAGCTGATCACCACAATACTGTATGGACTTCTGAAGATTGTCTTCAAATACATACGAGCCTCTATCGCCCTTTTCAGCTTGTGATATTACTGACTTCTCACTCAATAACTGGGGAGCGTTACCCAAAGCAGGAGCAAATATGCCTGTTGTGGACTCTATGTCCATTCCTGCTTGTTGTACTTGTTGTATTAATGCTGTCTGAACACTTGGCGCTCCAGTTCTTTGTGGCACACCTGGGGCTTCAGCGTCATGGTTATAGAACATAAAAGGACTGTTCTTTTTAGGGAAGTTCTTTAACGCTTGCTCATGGCCTAAAGCTTGAGCAGGAGTCATCCAGATAGGGTCTTTTGGTGAAAGAGCAGCCGCTTCTATTGCCGCACTGGTTGCGTAGTTGTAAATTCGCTGAGGGTCTTTGGCCTTTCGAGTAAGTCCACGGACAAGCTCATCATTCTCAATACACGACACCTTGCCATATACAGGAATTAACGGAATAAACTTACCAGCCCATTCTTTCGGACCATCTAAAATCTCAGCGCCGTTCATTTTGTACATCACAACTTTAAACGATGGGGCTTTACGAGTATTTATTACCTTTACGCCAGTTCCTGCAATCTCGTCTAAGACTTTCTTTTCTTCTTCCATGTCAATAACACGACCATCAGACAATAACCCAATGATACGAGTTACAGGCGTTTTAACCCAATATTCAGCTACTTTTACCGTGTCCTCTCTGAACCAATTAGCGCAATACCCTCTGCTGTATATCTCTTGAGAGAAATCAGTAATAGAAGCATCATGCCAGCGTTCTTTATATTCGTCCTCTTGCATGTCCATAGTGACAAACGCCCATTTACCATCGCGCTTATCGTATTCGGTAGCAGAAGGGTCAAACCATAACGAAGACGCAGCAGAAGGAAGCCATTTAATCTTTATATCCTGCTCAAATGAATCGTCATCATTGAACTCGGTTAATATTCTCCATCCACCATAACCACCTGTGACCTCTTCATCAAAAGCAGCATCATAGGCATTCTCAGCCTTAGACCTAGCTTCAATGTTACGGATTAAACCGTTATAGATATTAGCTAAATCTTCATCAGCACCACCGGAAACAGGACGAACCTTAATAGATGTTCTGTTCTGCCTTTGATTGCCGACTAACTGATCTATAGCGCCTGATACTCGATCAATCGTATATCTAGGTCGCCCAGCTCTGCTCTCAGTAGCTTCATCTTCCCATTGCCCATCAGCGGCATTAACAAACCGAGCGTCTTCAATAGCGAGTTTGCGCTGGCTTCTCTCTTTATTCTCAACCAAAGAAAACCGCTTTAACGCCTCGGTATGTATTGTCTCAAGCTCTGTCTTTTTACCTTCAGTCATTAAAATTCACTCGCAAAATTAATTGTTTCAAATACGGGTTTAGGGGGTGGGTTAGCAAAGCACATTACAAGAGCATCACCAATATTAGGAGACTTGACGCCGCGCTTCTTCATATCTTCTTTACTCTCAATCTGTATAAATGAGTTCTCACCACGCTTTCTCTGAACTCTGGATAACTCAGCTTTAGTCGCTCTCAATACCTTTGCAGGGATTTCAGAGCTAAAACTAATCATCTTGTCAGGGTCGGTATAAATGCCCTTCATAACACTGTTATAAGTCGCTTCCATCCTGTCTCTCAGATACCACCAATACTGAGCGCGTTTATTTTTAAACGTATCTTTATTGGTTTTATCACCCATGTACTTTTCTTTCTCGTTATCTTTCTTATCATTACCACCGTATGGGGTAACGGTTATATTCTTGCCTTCTGTTCTCTTATCTAAACCAACCTTTACACCACGGCCTAGACCATCGTTATCATAAACAACATTCTCAGCTCTCCAATCATAAGCATAAGAAAAAGCTTTATTAATTGCCTCTGGTAGCTCACCTTCGTCCCATTCTTTAATTTCAGTGATAACCGATCCATGCCTTAATACACACGCCTTAGAGTCTTGCCCACCATCAGCAGGGTCAAAGCCCATAGACTTCACCCCCAATGCTTCAAACCGGCCTATATGAGCATCTATACACGCATCGAACCACTCAGGCTTAATAATGGAGTCTTCGTAATCTGTATTACACTCGCCCTCCCAAATATGCAGATACTTATTCGGGTTAGTCCTTTTGCATTCTTCCATCTCTAAACGAAGTTCATCGGTAAACCAGGGGTTATCTCTGTAACTCACCTTAACGACTAGAGCATTCTTAGGAGGATCAATAACAAACTTCTGATAAGTAGCGTCTAGTTCATCATCAGGGTTAAAACTTACCCATATTTCAGAGCCTGCTTTACGAATAGTAGGGATTAAAACGTCCCATGAGTTCTCTGTAATGCTCTCATATAAACCTCGTGCCATTCTTACCTATGATTGTGTTTTGCTGTATCTCGTAGAAATCAGATAGACCTAAATCATTAATGCGATTTGACAATAATCTGTGTACTGAATCTTGAATAGAGCTTTGAAACTCACGAGTACAAAGTATTAATAACTTCTTCTCAGCGCCTTTTAGAATAGCTGCATCACCAAAAGCCCATGATTTAGAACCACCTCGACCACCATAGTAAACCTTATACCTCATGGCTTTGAATAGTGGCTTAAATGCTGATGCTATCTGGATCATAAATTAACCTTGAACTCCATTATGCTATCCTATTTATGACGGTGTATTTATAACTATGTTATCAACATCAGCCCAAGTGCTAGCAGCAGATGAGCCCTTTGCCCATACCGGCTTGCTTGTTGCAGTATCCTGCACCTGCTTACCTAAAAACTTATCGCGCGTGTTTATTGGGTCTGTTATATCATCAAGTTGAGATGTAATCGCTTGATCATCACCTACTAATTTAGGGCCATCTGTAAATATAGCCGTGTCAT